ATCTACAAGAGTATTAATTGTCTTGTAGGTTTTCTCTGCATACTTTTCACGCAGAATACCACCATCCCATACCCATTCTTTTCCTTCCATAATTCCAGAAACAAATGCATCTGGTGCAGAAGGATCTGCTACAATATCAGCAGCAGTTGCAAGCATAAAGTCTTCACCGACAACATTGATTCCCTCTCTTGTCATGCGGAGAGAACCAATACCACGAGAAGAAACACCCAACTTAACACCTTCAGAAATCAGAGATTCTGCAATCTTACCCATTGGGGTTGAGAGAATCTTTGCTTTTCCGATGAAGTTTGAACCACTCTCTCTCAGAGAAACAATCTTATGAGAAACTCTATCCAGATTTACGGTAGGACCATCTGGGTGTCCAAGTTCACCAAGTGCTCTACCTTGAGCAACATGGTTCTCATTGTATCGAGCAACTTCACGACGAAGAGTTTCCATAGGATACATACGACCATTACGGTTCTTGATGTTTCCTTGGAGGAAAACTCCTTCGATGAAAAGTGACTTTTTACCGTTCTTGTTTTCGACGATAAATTCGACCTGTTCGATTTCTTCTCTGATGAGTTTCATGGTTTTAGTTGGTAAATCCTGCTTTTGATGCTTTGATTTCTGAAGATGTCCAGATAACATCTGTTGGAAGTTTTTCTAAAAACTCAACAGAATTTCCTGGCATACTAAAGTAGTTAGTAGTTGCAGCACCTACAATTGTAGAAACTCCAACGGTAACAATTCCAGAAGTGACATTATGAAGTCTCACACAAGTTGCACTACCGATACTTGTTGCAGCACCTGCAGAAGCACCTGTAGATACTTCAGTTTCAATTATCTTAGTTCTTTGCATTTTTATGATGAAGTCTTATACTTTTTATTTATGATTCTTCGTATTCTTCATCATCCTCTACTTCATTCCCGAAGAGAGAATTTGCAGCTACTGGTTTGTAATCATCAACTCTTTCTGCAGCTTTTGAGAAAAGAATGTCTTTGATCTTATCGCTAATTTGAGAGGGACTCTCATCGGAAACGATCATGTCCATTAATTCGTCCATACCTATGAAATTAAATGTCTTTGTTATTTATTAGATTTCTCCACCCTCCGGAACTTCAACTGATTTTTCTTGATTTTTTAAATCTGGTTCCATCATGGGTTGACCAAGATCCATAGAAGATGCACCACCACCCATTGGAATTGGTTGTCCAGTTGTTGGGTCTACAGTCATCATTGCTGGATCTGGAATAGTTCCATTCTCAATTTCTTTTGTGATCATGTCATTTTCTTCAAGGATTTCTTGATCGGTTTGACGTAAGATTTTTCTTCTTACATAATCTTGAGAAAAATACTTACCAACATAAGGTTCTGCCGTAGCAACTAAACTTAATCGTTCATTAAGAAGTTCTGCTTCTTTCAGTTCCGAGAAATGATTATCATATAAAAAGTCGTATTGAATATGTTCATTCATAATCTCCCAATCTTCTGGAGTAATGATATTTTTAAGGATGAGTTGAGTTCTTAACATGTCGCTAAACATATTAGAGAACCTCTTTCTCAAACGACCAACGAACTTACTAAACTTCAATTCATCTCGTAAAATTTCTGATGATCTTCCTAGGTTAAAACCACCTTCACCGCCAATTCTAGTTGGTGGAACATTCAATGACTTATAAAGTTTTTCTTGGAAGTATTTGATATCAGTAATCTCTCCAAGATTTTGACCACCTGGAAGAGTAGTAATTTCGGTTCCTCTACCACCTTCTCTTCTTGGCAACCAGAAGTCTTCGAGCATACTCATATACTTCTTATCATCACGAATTTCTCCAGTGTTTGCATCATAAACCAACTTATTACGATATCTCATCATCACATCTCTGAGATATTGCTCTGCCTTTACCTTAGGAAGATTTCCAACATCAATGTAGAAAATTCTTCTTTCGGGTGCTCTTGATAATCTGTAGATAACAAGAGAATCCTCAATCATTCGAAGTTGATTGAGTGCTTTAATTGCTTTATGAAGATATGAAAGTGTTGATCCCTTATTTCTATCTACAAGACCTGATGTGCAATAAGTAATAGAATCTCTTGACATTTTGATTCCATTACTTGCACCAGAAGCAGTTGGATTGTTTGTTGGATATGCTGTCTTTGGATTATAGACAAAATACTCTTCAATCTCTGGAAACTCATAATCCATAGGATTATCAGATCTCATTCTCGCAAAGGTATTTCCGTCATCTTTCTTCTTTTTGTTTTGACGAACATAACGCATCTTAAGTGCGTCAATATATCTTAGTTCTTGAATACCCTCGTGTGGGTTTTTTAAGTCAATAACTTTGTGGTAATATAATCTACCATCAACATACCAGTTTCTATAAATTTCGTGAGACTTCTTATCGAAATCTAGAAGTTCTAGAATATACTTAAACTCTTCTCTAATCTTTTTCTTGATACCATCACTCGCATTCAGATTATCCAAATCAATCTGAACAGGACTATCATTAGTATCTGATACAATTGCCTCATTTACAATATCTTCAATGGCACTATCACATTCGGGATGAAGTGCCATCTCACGATATCTCTTAATGAGATCAAATTCTGTTCTATAAATTCCTTCAATATCAACATATGAACCAAAAAAACCACTACTCAAGTAGTGGTCAGTCCCATCCTCATTATTTGGAGGAACAGGACTGACTGTACTTGGTGATAGTGGTTCGTTATCCTCAATAGAGAATCCAAACAATTTTGCCATTATTAAAGATCTTATCTACTTATGATCTATTTATTATGCTCCAGTTCCAGGTGCCTCAGGGAACCAATACTGAACTTGGAATTCAACAGTAAACTCTTCAATCGCATTTCCAGTATCATAAGAAAGTCCAATTTCGGAAATTCCAGTTGGGAAAATATCAATGAAACGATATTGTGCAAGAATGTTGGAATTTTCTCCAACTGTGTTATTTCCTTGTTGATTTGAAGCACTTCTACCGAGTTGATAGACAATTGCTTGACCCATGTAATCATTTGGGTTGGTTAAACCCGAGTGATCTCCATACTGAGCTACGTTTTGAGCCCATGCTTCAAATGCTCTTCTGTGTGAGAAGTTCTCATCGTTAATAACAGATACTGTCCAAACGTCAATAGTTCTGTCACCAGCTACTTTCAATTCCCTTCCTCTAAAAGGAACTGGAATTGGAGTTACAGTCGAAGCTGGAAGAGCTGCTGCTTTACAAAGAAAACGGAAGTTTTCTGAGTCAAATTGACCAGTTCCGTCACCCTGAACTCCAAGATTTACTCCTGCAGGGAAGGTAACATCAACTTCAAATAGATTGGGACGAGCACCACCACCAATCAGTTTTGACTTGAATTGTGAGATGCCTCTTGTTGGAATTTGTGCCATTTTTAGGTTCCTCCTTTAGTAATTTATAATATAAAATCAAACTCTACCAGCAACTTCTTCGAAGCTTACACCAGTTCTGGTTGCTACGAAGGTCAGTGTGACATAATTAATGGACTTAGCTGGTTTCAGGAAAATGTCCGCTCTGAATTCATTATTATCAATTACATCTGGAGTGTTGTTTGTTTCGTCGCAAACAACCAAGAATCCATAAAGACCTCTCTTTGCCTGAACATCACGGAGATATGGTTCAACAATGTTGACAAAGTTTGCTCTCGTGATTTGATCATTGAGTTCAAACAGTTGTGCTTGAGCAGATCTTTCGAGTGCCTGTTCGACAGTCAGGAACAGACGACGGACGTTAATTCTATCGAATGCGGATGCATATCCAAGAGCGGTCTTATCTCCGAAGAGGAGAATGCCCGTGCCAGGTTGATTAACGATTGCGTTAACTCTTACTGGATACAATTGATCTCTTTGTGCTTTATTTGGATTATATGCAAGTTTGATCGCATTATTCAGAACTCCTCTTTGTTGTCCCGCTGGAGAGAACCAAGGGAAAGCAAAGACAGAAGTTCTCACACAAAGTCCAGCAACGTCTGCGTTACAAGGAATGTAACGGAATTTGTTATTGAATCTATCATAGGTGTACTTATATCCACTATCAAAGATTGCGTAAGATGAAGAGGAAAGTGGAGCAAAGAACTCAATAACGTTATTCGTTTGAGTATCTGTATTGGTAATAGGACCACCATCACCAGCAATCAGATCACCTCTATGTGGAGAAACCACCGCGATACAATCCTTTCTGTTTCCTGCGATAGAAATCAGTGAGTTTGCTTTTGCTTGTGATTCAAACTTACTGGTAAGTCCAGGACCCATGATCAGATAATCTACAGCAATCTCATCTTTGTTTGAGAAAAGATTGTATGATGTGATAAGATCTCCGAGTGTTGCAGTCATTCCGTTAGTTGCGGAATAATCAACACCACCACCAAGTGAATAAGTTACGTTTCCTAATGCACTAAATGTAACTCCTTGTGCCAGTTGGTTCCACTGACCTGCACCTTCAGTTACCTTAGTATAATTTGTTGAGAATCCAGTTGCAATTGGAGTTGTGTTATGGTAAGAGTCATCTCCAGTTGATGGATTATCACCAGCATAAACATAAGATGAGAAGAGTGCGAGGTAGTCCTTCCAGAATACTTTCTGTGGGGAGTTGATTGCAGAAACTGCGTCAGTTGCCTTAGAGAGATTTAAATGCTTCTCTAACAGATTGCCCTGAATACCAGTTACTGATCCAGTGTCATCAACGATAACGACGTGGATAGCATCGTTTTTACCCTGTCTATCAAGAACGTATCCATTGCTTACTGGTTTTGGTGCAATTGAACTCCAGAAAATGGTGGTGTTCGTGAGTCCAAGAGTTTGTTGATCATACCAGTCAACTGCCGTTGTTACTGCAGTTACTGAACCGTTACCAGTTGCAATACCTGAGTTGTTATAGAAAGTAATCGTATCAGATGCTTGGAAAGATGCATTTGCATTTCCTTGTGCATATGAGATAGGATACTCAGTTCCACTATCAGTTGTAGCAGTAGAAACTCTCGATAAGATCTTAACGTCAACGGTGCTGTTTCCGTTAGTTGTATCTGTTGTTACTCCCGTAACAATACCTTTAATATATCCGTTAAATGCAGTGGTAGATCCAACTCCAGGGATTATAGCATTTACTAATGGAGTTGTCACTCCAAATCCAACTGTTGCACCAGCATTTCCAACATTGGTTGTGGTAATGCCGAGAGTTTGATCTGCCTTATCGTCAATTACACAAACCTTAAGATTGTTTGCCCAAGAACCTGGATTCTTAGAAGCAAAAACATAGTTTGCAATATCATCAGAATAGTTTGCCTGATAATCATCAAAGTTCTTAATCTTCAGTGAGGTTGTGTATGCAAAACCTACACCAGCATTTGAGTTGTTGAGAGTGGAACCATTTGTTCTTACAACCTTAAGAACTCCACCATATGAAAGGAATGATGAAGCACTCATCCAATACTCGTATTGGGAATCTGTAGAAATCGGTTTACCGAATACGTTGATGAGTTCTTGTTCTGTGGTAATGTCAATCGCTTCGTCAACTGGACCAATGCTGAAAGGACCCGCAATTGCTCCAATATTATCTAAAACATTATCAGCTCTCCCTACAGTTAAATCAACTTCTCTGACGAGTACGCCTGGAGATAATTGAGGAGTCGCCATGTTTTTCTCCTGATACTTCAGTTTAACTGGAAATATTTATGAAAAAGGACTTTTTGAATGGGGAAATGGTGTATGAACAACTACCAATCAGGATATTCCCATCTATCCAAAACTCTCGTTGTCACTCTGCTTGTGATTATTCTTTTTATAGTACACTCTTTACACTCATAAGAATATGAAGATGGAACTGGACCTCTATCTTTTCTTGTCCTATAAAATCCATCAATAAGATTCTTCACTTCTCCGCAAACTCTACACTTTCTATCATTAAGAAGTAAATGCCCAAGTCTAATCTGACCATCTAAATCCATTATGATAGATACTCCCACATATATGACCTATCACCATATTCATCAGTAAACCAACGGTCTCCGTCAGAATCTACAAAACTATTGCCATCAAGACCATCTACAATAAAACCGAATGGCGCCATATCTTGTTCAATCTGGTTCTTCTGTTCTTCATAGATTCTCTTACGGACATCTTGGTCTGTAAGTTCTTTAAAGTAATCTTGTGCAACTAACCACGCATAAATTACCAGACACATTGCAAGGTCATCATTGCAACCTTCTTCTGCTTCAAAGGAGTTATGTTTCTGGATGAACGTAGTAAGTTCTGCAATGATTTCATAATCACTAATCAAAAGTTTATTTTCCTCAATCATAGTTTTGAGGTTAAGACATCCAACCTTCTTTACGGTCTTGGACATCTTTACACCGAGTTGAGTTTTCTTTCCAGAAAATCCCTGACCAACAATCTGACCTGCTCTACCTCTCATAGAACACATAAGGAGATTATTATATTCCAAGTCATAATGAATGATACTTGCAACTTGGTCTCCAACATCATTCACTTCACATAAGATGTAAGAGTCATTGTAATTTCTTGCAACATCAACAACGATACTTGGAAACAACATTGGTTTGATTTCGTTGTTTCTATATTTTGCAACGACTTTATGTGGAAAGGTTGTAATATCAATTACAGTAAATGCTGAGTAATCATTACCAACTCCACGAGCAACGTCCACAGAAATCACATAGTCGTGATTTTCTTTTACATCTTCGTGAACATCTAGACCAGCACTTCTTTTTAATGGATGGTCATAAACTAAACTCTTAAGTTTACTTGGAGCAATAAGAGTATCAACGGAACCTAAGAATTCGCATTCAAACTCAACCTTGAACTGTTGTTCGGATGTGTTTGCAATTGTCTGTGCTTTCCAAACCTCATCTCTTCCAGGAACTTCAGACCAATGAACATCAGTTGGAATATATTCATTCTTCTTCTTTTCTGCATCGTGCCACATACGGTAGAAGTGATTCATACCGTGTGGTGTTGACACAATGATTACTTTCGTGCTCTTACCAGAAGTAATCGTAGGATAAACAGATGCAAAGAATGAATCTGCAATATGATTTGGAACGAACGCAAATTCGTCCAAGAACAGAATGTTAAATGACATTCCTCGCACTGCAGATGCAGATGTGGAAGCAGCAAGAATCTTAGATCCATTCTCTAATTCTAATGAACCTTTGTTCCAAGAGATGATACCCTGCTGCATCCACTTAGGAAGATTTTCATATGCGGTCTGTAACCTATCCAGAAGTTCCCTGGCGGTTGCTGCTTTGTTTGCAAGGATACCTATGTTCACATTATCATTAAAGACCGCATAGTGGAGCAGGAAGGACACAACAGTGGTTGATTTACCAGTCTGTCGTGGCATCTTACAAATATTAAATCTGTGGTTGTGGAAGTTGTTGACTAACTTCTCCTGAAAAGGATACATCTGGAAAGGTTGCAATCCCTTATCCAGAGTCACAATCTTCACATAATTTTTTGCAAAATAAACTGGGTCTTCCTTACATTTGACAAACTCAAGAATTTGGTCTTGAGTAAATTCAATAGGTGTATTTGCTTTCTTTAATAGTGGATTACCAAGATATACGTCACTCATAAAAATTACCTACTAATTTCTTCCCAGTCCATCGCAGCATAAACTTCTTCAGAACTTGATATTGGAGATGCTGCAATAACAAGTGTAAGTTCGTAAGGAGTTCCAGTTAAACCATTTCTTTCTAACTGGAATTTAAATAGTGCTTCCTTTAGAATATCAACATTTGGAGAACCTTGATTTGCTGAATTGAAAAATCCAGATGCCAATATTCTACCTCCAGTTATGCCAGTTCCATTCAGTTTGTACTCAACCGCACTATCAACACCAGCACTTGTCCAGGTTCCTCCTGTAGTAGTTCCTGATGCTCTCATCTGCCAATTATAACTGATGCCATTATTAACTCCCATCAAAGAAAGGGCTGTTAAGATTACAATAGCATCTAAACGATCTGGAGATGATTTCAATCTTATACTAATTACTGGATAAAAAGTTCCAGCAGCACTAAGAACATATGGTGATG